GTTTCGATCTCTATGTCGTCGATACAGACCTCATTCCACTTGGGCATTCTTTAAATTATTTTGTCTGCATTTTTTAAGTACATATGCCGAACGGACGTGAACAACCCTTGGGAAATATGAGCTTTGCACAGATGGTGGCGTCCGTGAATCGCCTGTATAAAGCGACCGCCAAAAATTCAGCGCGGCGGGCCCTCGCGCGGCTCGTGGAAAACGAAAAGAAGGCTGAAAGCCGCGTGGTTGCCGTCATGCAGGCCAAACGTGAGGCGGCTGAAACGGCCCGGAAGATTGCCAATTATCACAAGGCTCAGGCGGCCAAAGCAGTCTCGGTGGCCAACGCGTTGACCAAGGCTGCAAATGCGCGTTCACCGAACTTTGTTCGCCGCGGTCGTTTCAAGGTGTACAACTCGTAATTCAGTCGCCCATGTGGCCCTCACACCCGGTGTGAACGTGTAGTCGCCCACGGGCCCGTACATTTCAAGAGCGTACTCATCCTGCCTCAGGTTGAATATAGTCAGGCCATCGTCAACTAGGCTGATGTCCACGGGTCTACGAATTATATGCGCCCCTGGAACCACAAAGTTGTGGAGCGACTGCGTCGCGCGGTCATAAAAAAGTCCATCGTGACTCTTGAGCAGCCAGCCGATGTGAGCAGAGCGCCATGAGGGGAGACGCTTGGGCCCGATCCCTAGTTCCCGCCTCGTGTCTATGCTCAGATCAGCCGCGTAAAGGACCTTGGAGATCCACATAAATTAATTTACGAACTTTATTTCGCCCCGAATCACGAGGTGGTTGCTTAGTGTACGCGGCCCGAACCGGAAGGCCCCGTATATAGTCATGTCGTAGGGTTCCCACCCCATGTTGAATACATACAACTGCCCCGGACTTCTGAAACAAGAAAATTTTAAATTTTTTCTTTTCATGTAAAACTCAGGAAAGGGTCGAAAGTCCCATAGGGTCTGAGTCGCGTTGTCGTAGACCAACTCGTTTCTAGAAAAGTTTTTAAAATTTAGTTTTTTGGGAGCAAGACCGAGATCGAGCCGGGTGTCGATGGGCAGGTCCGCCCGCGAGAGGACCTTGGTGACCAGGTAGGGCCCCAAGGGTTCCATGACCCCTTAGTCGAGGCAGTGTTTATTTTTGCACTCGTAAAACTTTGTACGGTTGACAAAGTTGCCTCGGGCATTTTCGAGGGCCACCACCGTCATGCGTTTTTTGGGAAACTTCCGCCCGTACCCATGGGGATGGGCCGGGTCGAGCGGTATCCACGTGCGTTTCCACGGGTGCCACGCCTCGACCCACAGAGCGTCGGCACCGTGCCAGTACCCGAGCAGCAAGCGGGCCCGGACCCCCTTGCGCTTGAGGATCGTCAAGAGCCCCTGTGCAAACTCACCCCCTCGACCGTACCCAAACTTAAAGAAGTTTTCGGGGTCTAGGAACCGTCTGAATTGCTGCTTAGTCCCACCCGGGCACTTGTACGTCTCGAGGGCCCCTTTGCGCACGGGCCGTCGGGCATAGACCCCCTGTGCGCACTTGACAGGATGGTAAAACCAAAACTTTTTATAAAAATTTTCAACAAGTTTTCTGATCCAAGATTCCCAACGCGCCGGGGTAGCCGGTGGGCCCCCCGCGGGAACCAGAGTGGGGATGCGGCGGGCTGACGCCCGTGCGACCCGCAGTCTAAGAACTGACCGAAGAGTCATCCTTTGTATGTGTCGGGGTATATTTTCAGCCTGAACGCACCTCTGTGTTCAGCCTCAGCCTGAACACATCATACACGCCTCGGGGTTTTCACGCGAGCACGCGAGGGTCGCCGCCTTGACCGCCTCGGGATCGAGCGTAAACTTGATGGGTTGGGCCTTGGCACGGGTCCGTAGATAGTACATGCCCGTCTTGAGCCCTTTGCGCCAGCCGTACATGTGCATCGAGCTCAACTTTGCCATCGACGGATTCTCCATGAAGATGTTCATAGACTGTGACTGGTCGATGTAGGCGCCACGATCAGCCGCCATGTCGATGATGGACTTTTGCGGAATCTCCCAGGCTGTCCGGTACACCGCCTTGAGCTGGTCGGGCAGGCCCTCGATGTGCTGGACCGACCCGTTCGCCGCGATGATGCCATTCTTGAGATCCTTGGACCAGAGCCCCAGCTTTTGCAGGTCCCGAACCAAGTGCTTGTTGATCATCACAAACTCACCGGCGAGCGTGCGGCGCAGGTAGATGTTGGTCGTGTACGGCTCGAACGCCTCGTTGTTGCCCATGATTTGGGCGGTGCTTGCGGTGGGCATCGGCGCCACGAGCAGGGAGTTGCGGAGGCCATGTGTTTTGACCATTTCGCGGATGATGTCATACTTCTTGAACTCCGGTCCCCACATATCAGGCTGGAGAATACCCTGTGACGCCGGTGAACCCTGAAACGTTTCATATGGACCCTCTTCCTCAGCGAGCTGACACGACTCCGTGAGTGCTTCGTGATAAATCCACTCGAAGATTTCCTTGTTGTGCCAGCGGGCCTTGTCGGAATCGAAGGGTAAACCGAGCATCTGGAACACATCAGCCAGACCCTGGACGCCGATGGCAATGGGCCGGTGGCGCATGTTGGACTTCCGGGCTGCCTCAGTCGGGTAGTAGTTCCGGTCGATGACGCGGTTCAGGTTACGAGTCACGACACGAGTCACTCTCCCTAACTCGTCAAAGTCGAACTCACCGTCCTTCACAAACGTCGGTAGGCAGATGCTCGCCAGGTTGCACACGGCCGTCTCGTCCGGCGTGCTGACCTCCATGATTTCTGTGCAGTTTCCGGTAATCACGCCGTTGAAGATGCCCATGTGACGTTTCGGCTCATTGAAGCAGTAGGTTGCGTCCATGCGACCGAGTTTCGTGATGGACACGACTTCTACACCATCGACAAGTTCACCAGTTTCGTGATGAATCCATGAAATTGTGCGGTCGCCCACGTTCAACTCCTTAGCACATAACGGACCGTCATTACAAGTGTCGATGTAAAATTTATGTTCGGGGGTACATTCGATGGAGGTGCCGTCAGAAAAACTGATAGTCATCAAATGCGAAAATTCAGACGTTCGGCGAACAGTAACTACTGACCACTCACGGCCATTCCAAATCTCGACGGCGACGTCGCGCAATTCGTCGATCCGCTTGTAACCACTTCGGGTGAGAACCTTCGTCTCGGGCGCCACACACAAATTGCTCGACTTGATCGTGCCGATGTTCTTCTGGTTGCTCTTCTCGTTTGCAGCGTCCTTGTAGCACATGTAGGGAGTACCGGTCTCAATCTGGGACCGCAGGATGGAGTCCCACACCTGACGGGCCTTGACGACGCGCTTGAACCGCCCCTGTGCCACGTACATACGATACAGCTCATTAAACTCCTCACCGTAGACGTCCGGGAGGCCCGGGCACTCGTTTGGGCACATCAGGTGCCAGTCCTCGTCAGCCTCGACCTTCTGCATGAAGAGGTCCGGGATCCAGAGGGCCGTGAACAGGTCGCGGCATCTGGCCTCCTCGTCACCCTGGTTCAGGCGCAGATCCAGAAACTCTAGGACGTCGGCGTGCCAAGGCTCGAGGTAGAAGGCGAAGGATCCCTTGCGCTTCCCGCCACCCTGGTTGATGTAGCGGGCCGTGTTGTTGAAGACGCGGAGCATGGGGATGATGCCGTCAGACTTGCCCTTGGTGCCCTTGATTTCAGAGCCGTTGGCGCGGATATTGGAGCAGTGCACGCCGATGCCCCCCGACCACTTGGAGATGTGGGCGCACTCCTTGAGCGTCTCGAAGATGCCCTCGACGCTGTCCTCCTTCATGGCGACCAGGAAGCAGCTGGACATCTGGGGGTTCGGGGTGCCGGCGTTGAATAGTGTGGGCGTCGCGTGCGTGAAGAACTTCTGGGACATGAGCTGGTAGGTCTCACGGACGCGTGGATAGTCGTCAGCGTGTATACCGAGCGCCACGCGCATCAGCATGTACTGGGGCGTTTCTCCGGGAAATAGGTAGCCCTTTTGCAGGGTCCGAAGGCCAAAGTAGCCAAAAGTGTAGTCTCGCGAGTGATCAATCTCGGCGTCCAAGTCCAAGCACAGACACTTCATGAAGTGCTCGCTCACGTAGCCCTTGGCGTAGAGGGCGAGGGCGCAGTCTGAAAAGCACTTGGGGCTCGTCTTGTGCAAGTCGCTAACGGCCACGCGGGTCGCGAGCGTTTCGTAATCGGGGTTTTCGGTCATCAGGTCTATCGCCACGTCGGCGCTCAAAGAGTCCACGGCGCTCGTATTTATTCCGTCGTACATGTTCGAGAAGACCTTCTGGGCGACCCGGTCGGGCTGGACGTCGAGCTTGGGTCCGTGTGTCCCGGCGTCGCACAGCTTGCGCAGCCGGGCCGTCACCTTGTCGAATAGCATGGGCACCTCATCACCGTTCCTCTTGATGACCTTCATTGAAGTTTATGCGTCTTATTTTTTTATCCAGGTCCATGGTAGTACACTATGGCGACGAAGCTACAGCCCAGCCCGTTGACCGACGCTTTCTTTTCTGAATTTAACCGTGGACTTTTGCAGCGGTCCATGCAGGCTGAGATCAAGGCCCGGACAGGCTACGCGATAGACACGCAAAATGACGCGGATCTCCAGGCCCTGATGAAGCGCGTCTACGTGAATATGGCCGTGGACCCGTTCACGGACGTGCGCGGTCAGATCGACCGCATGAACGCCGTCGTCGTCCGCGAGGCCACAGCGACCATCACGACGGGCGTCCTTCAGCACATGGTCTACCTGCGTGATATTGCGAGCAACCCAGTGCCGCTGGCGCCTCCTCGCAACACGAGCACCTACGGCATGAAGCTCCCCTACAACTTTAAGATTGGGTCCTAGTAAATGAGACCACTCGATGACATCCTTATCGGTTTTTTCATATTCTTCGCCATCGATCGGCTTGTGCGTCTGTTCAGCAATACAGTGGTGGCTGGCGCTCTCAAGGCGCGTGGTGCCAGCCCAGAGTCGGTAGAAAACTGGAAGACGGGTGTCGAGGCGGTGATTCTGGGCACGGGTGTCCTGCTCGTGTGGCGTTACAGACACGCTCTGGGCCGCTTAAACAGATCGTGAGCTCTATGAATAAGATGAACCAGTATCGCGATGAGACGATGTTGATGTGTAAACACAAGGGATGGGACAAGGCTCCCGTGAGTACCGTATGGCTACTCTTCACGGAGGAGGTGGGGGAGCTCGCCTCGGCCATCAGGCAGTATCACCGGGCCTATCGCAAGTCTGGGCTCAAGAAGGACAAGGGGACGGACGTGGTGACGGAGATGGGCGACGTGTTCAGTTATTTATTTCAACTCGCGTCAATGCTCAATGTAGATCTGGACCAGATGTGGTCGGTCCACCGGGAAAAGGTCCAGCACAAGGTGTACAAAGAGAAAAATGTCGGCGTATGTTAATGGCGACGGCTTGGATGATTAATGATGACTTGGCCATAAATAAATTTAACCCGTACACGTGGTCCGGTACATATGGCGTGCCTACGGACGGCTCCAAGTGGAAGAGCGACGGCACCTACACCGTAGAGATTGATGAGCGTCCGACCGTGTACACCGACGCCAACCCCGCACTCAAGGACTTCAACCCGGTCCATTTGATGCGCTCGGGTCCTATGTATCTTAAAGAGATGCCCGGGCACGCCACGGCGCCATTCAACGGCTTCCCCGCCCGCAAGTACGAGTTTGATAACGGCGTCGTGACGTGGAACCGTCCTGATTTGTCTCGTGGCTCGCGTGCCGAGTACGCGTTCCAGGAGCCAAGAGCCAAGACGTGGGACCTGTGGCTCGTCTTGTTGATCATCATCGTGGCCGGTATCATTTACTCGCGTAGGGGCCGTTAGATGGATGCGACGCGTGGAGCCACCACCTTGATGAGCTTTTTTGCTAAATTTTCCTTTTCAAAAAGGGCACGTTTATCCAGCCCGGGACAATAATGCGTCTCGAGCTGAATACACCTGGCACAGAAATTCCCCGTGCACTCCTTGCACGTCAGAAACTTGGGGCGGTGCGGGCACTTCCAACCCGGGCTCGGGGCGGTCTTGCGCTCCATCTAGTACTACTTGACATTTTGGAACGGCCGCCACGTCCCACTGTACTTCACACAACCCATTTTCTCGCGCCCGTAGGACCCCATCCCAAAACTTTTGCATGGTTTCCAGGTGTTTGGCGAACCACTCGCGGTCACGTGTGACCCGCGTCACCATGAAAATCTCGGGCTGGTCCACCTCCGCGTGGACCGGTGGGAGCCCGTGCTCGTTGCAGGGCCCCTTGGTCGGCACGTAAGCCTTGCAGGCCGGCCGGTACTGCACGAAATCACAATTTTCAAAATCGAGAATTTCGAGCAAGAGCTGGATCTGGGGCAGGTAGTGCTTGGGCACCTTGTCCTCGATCTTGCGCGTCAGGGGGCACTTGATCTCCAAGAGGATCCCATCCTCCGTGACGCCGTCGGCCGACCCCCCGAGGAACGGGTACTTGGGGTGCTGCACGAGCCCAATCTCGTGGGACTTTTTGCCACAGCGCTCGTCATAAAGGTCGCGCGCCACTGGTTCCAAGAGGGTCCCGTGGGCCGTGGCGGCATTGCCCGCCCAGGCCGTCTTCAGCACCTTTTTACGGAGCAGATCATCCGGCCGTTCATAGCGATTGTGACCGAGCGCGCTCGCCACGTCACTGGCCGTCAGCATGGTCTCGCGGAGCGCCAGCCACTCGGGGCTGCGCTGGTCCGCATACGTTCGCCCCAGTAATTCGACCACTTTGGGATCCATTCGTTTTGAAACGTCGGTCCGTCTTAAGTAGTAGTTGTGCTGCGTTCTGCTCAGCCTGCTTCTTGGTACTCGCGAACCCACAACCTAGTTCCTGCCCATCCACGATGACCGTCACCATGAATGTGCCGTCCCGGTGAGCGTCGACCCGATAGTCGGGAAGGGCGAGCTTTTCCGCCTGGCACCACCTCATGAGTTGATCCTTATAATTGTCGTCCGTGAGGTTCGTCTCAACCTTTTCAAACGACTCGATGATGAATCGCTTGGCATGGACCATCCCGAGGTCCAGATACACGGCACCTATGAAAGCCTCGAATACATCCTCGAGAATCTTAGGATTGGTGTTCCACCCGTTGCGCATGCCCTTTTCGTCCATGATGATCCATTTGTCAAATTCGAGCGTCTTGGCTATGGTGGCGAGCGTCGTGCCACGGACCATCTTCGTACGGGCCTTTGTCAGGAACCCCTCCTGCTCCTTTTCGTGCTTGTCAAACAGGAATTTGGTCACGACGAAACCTAGAACGGAATCACCCATAAATTCGAGCGTCTCATACGAGGACCCGAGGTTCTCAAAGCGCTTGAGTGCGGATTTATGGGTGAATGCGCGTGTGTAAAGTTTTTGATCTTTGATCTTGGTTCCCAGAAGCGCGTCAAGGACGCTTCTGGGAGGACCTGGGATCGGCTCCTCCATGTTGTTATATATTATTACACTAGGTTTAAGCCTCAAGGGGCGTGACGGAGTCACGCAGCCTTGGGATCCAAGTGGCTTCGCCACTTGTCTACTTCGCCGCCTTGGCCACCTTGGGGCGCGCAGCCGCCGACTTCTTCTCCGTCTCGGCCGCGGCCTTCTCCACGACCGGCTTCTCCGCCTTGATGTAGTGCTGGTTCAGATACTTCTGGATGTTCAGGAACGTCACCTGGGTACCCTCCGGCACGTTCAGCAGCGCCTTCAGGGTCTCGTCCAGGCTGATGTTCTGGCCAGCCTTCAGCGCCTTCTCCGTCACGTAGGCATTCACCGCCTTGGTCACGGCCGAGCGGGAGATCAGCTCACCGGCCGGCAGACTCAGGAACTTGTGCAGAGCCTCGGTCACCTGCTGGGGCTTGTTGAAGCCGTTGTTCTGGGCACGGGCCGCCTTCTTCTCGCCCGTCGGGTCCTCAATGTCACCCAGGACCTTGCGGACCATCTTACGCAGGGACTTCAAATCCTTCTGCAGGGCCTGGACATCAGCAGCAATAGTCTCGAGCGTGGCCGGAGTAGACATCTTCTACTATGTACTGGGCTCGAGTCTTTAAACCAGGAGTAGCGCCATGAAGACCATCAGAGCCACGAGAAGCAACATGAAGAAGAACCTTCTGTGATATGGGGGTTCAGGTGTCCGTGGGACGGGGGCGAACGGCGCCTCCCATTTCCGCCATGTCGCCATATCGCTCGTCTTGAGTTCCGCACCAAAGCCAGGGGGTAGATTCACCCCACGCGTTTGTTTATATTCTCCAATCATTGATGGAGGAGACTCTGAGCAGGCGGGGTTGCAGCACCCAGGGGCGCATGGATGGACGATACCATCCTGTCGATCTATCCAGCCGCAAAACGTCCCCGTGAGGCTGGGCAGACACATGCACCGCGTGTCGCACATTGATATCTAACGAGAAATTAGTCGGTGCGCCCAAGCACTCTTTGTTTAAAAATTTTCAATTACTAAAGATGGAGTTTGGTGCCCCAGTGAAGCTGCCAGACGGTCGCCGCTTCCTCAAAATCTCTGGTTGCGTGATTCAGTTGAACAACGTCAAGGTCCAGGAGGGTCTGACCGCCGCCAACCCGACGCTCGAAGTCCCAGAGTCTCTTCAGGAGAAAATCTCGGTTCTAGATGAGGAGATTGTTTCCCGTGCCAAGGCGGACAAGCAGGCGTGGTTCGGCGCGGACCTCAAGGACGATACCATCCAGGGCGCGTTCCAGTCGAGCTTGACGGACGGCACGCTCAGCGCCAGCCTCGCCAAGGTCAAGGGGTCCGTGGTCACCAAGGCGTTCGACAGCCAGAAGGTGGTCATCGAGCTCGAGTCGATCGGCGAGGGTGCGCAGTGCGATGTGTTGGTCGAGCTGGCCGGTCTGTGGTTCCTGAAAAAGTCCTTCGGTGCCGTGTGGCGGGTGGTTCAGGCACGCGTCCGCGCCGCCCCCAAGGCGCCATCTTTCCCTACCCAGTACATGTTCGAGGACGAGGTCGAGGAGGCGGCAGCAGAGGACGATCCGGCCGACTACATTGACTGAAAAAATTATCGGTACCTATTAATAAATGCTGAACCGCAAGACTATCGTGGCACTGGTCCTCCTGGCGATCCTGGCATTTGTGCTGTTCGCACCCCAGATGAGCTTCTTCGCACAGGCGGCCGGTGGCGTCCAGGGCGACGGTCTGGCCCGCCCGGGTATGACTCTGAACGCCGCTCCAGTGGACGGCAGCGCCGCCTCGTACGACGTGTCCGCAGCAGGCCTCATTCCCCGTGAGGTGGCGGTGACTGAGGATTTCGGCAAGTTCGCCCCGGACCAGATCCTTCAGGGCCAGAACTACCTGGACCCGCGCAGCCAGATTGGCTACCCCGAGACGATCGGCGGTGTCCTGCGCAACGCCAACCAGCAGTTCCGCAGCGAGCCGACGAACCCCCGCGCCCCCGTCAGCATCTTCAACCTCAGCACGATCCCCCCTGACACGATGCGCCCGCGTTTCGAGATAAGCCCCGAGTACGCTTAGTTGCGTCAGTCCTTGGTTAAATAAGTGCTTGGTAAATAATAGATGGCCGACTTTGCCCAGATTATGAACGAATGGATTACTCTCAAGACGCAGCTTTCGGCGGCCCGCAAGGACCTCGCCGTGCTCAATAAACGTGAAAAAGAACTCAAAAAGTTTGTGACGACCCACATGGCTCAGAACGATATCGACACCGTCAAGGTCAAGGACAAGGTCAAGGTGAACCTCAAGACAAAAAAGACCAAGGGTGGCATCACCAAGGATGTTATCCGTGTGGGTCTTATGAATTATTTCGAGCAGGATGCGGCCCGGACCGATGGTGCCCTTCTGGCCATCATCGCAGCTCAGCCCGTCAAGGAGGTGGCTTCGGTTTCGGTAAGCGGGCTTAAGGCTTAGGAACCCTAAACAAACAAGTAAACAATGGGTCTCGGTGACGAGTACTCACGCGACGCTCTGTTCAGGCGATCGGGTCACAACGACTCCGACTCGGACCCCGATCGTGAAGAGAGCCCTGAGCCCCTCCATCCAGAGGATTGGGAGGCTATGTATTGTGATGAAATTTACGCAGACGTGTGCCGTATCCAGGGTTTCGCGTGGGACAACCACGCCCTGATTCTGGCGCGCTATGGAGTGGCTGAATACTGCGACCTCCTGCATAACCAGGACAAGTGGTGGAAGGATGTAAACCTCAAGATGCCCATTGTGGCTCTATGGAAGAACCTCAATCTAGCGTCTGAACTGGACGCACAGGCTTTTCAGAATTGGCTCGAACATTATATCCAGCTCTACTAGTAAAAGATG